CTCGGCGAAATATCTCCACCGCACACCCCACAGATTTTCCAGAACCAACAGGCCCACGCAAACCACGGAAGAAGGAATTGTCCTTCATAAAGTCCTTCAAGGTTTCCCCATCAGGCTTGTAAGCAAACTCTACCACTACCCAGCCAAACCCGCATCAACCGCACGTTTCACCATACTCCCAGCAACCTCAGGACCCCAAGCATCAATCAACTTATCCACCTCAATGTCCGTCAATTTGTCCGCTGGATAATGAGCAAGATGCACCTTCCTCACAACCTGACGCAATAATCTCCGGTCCCCCAAAGAAAGAACCGAAGAAAAACTCCCATCGCCAGACATCACTTCACCTTTCGATAAGGCGCAACCTTCTTTGCCACCGACTTTGGTTGCGGCACAAACTGCTTGCCCTTGGCCTTGCCCTCTCGCTTAGCCTGAGTCGTAGCCGCATACTCCTTAGACGATAAAGCCTTAATCGCCTTCTCCGGCAAGTAACGCTCACCCGTCTTAGAAGAAGGCTCACCAGATTTAGTGCGCCACTTCTGCTCACCCCAAGCCTTCAACGATTTCTGCGGAGCCTTCATTTATACCCACCACCCTTGGCCTTGTACTCCCTAGCAAGCAACTGCGCCTTACGCGCACTCCACTCGCCAGCCTTCGTACCCTGCACAGAAGAAGCCTTGATCTTGTCAAACAAGGCCTTCCTCATCATCGGCTTAGTGTAATTCCCAGCCGCATTAACCTTAGAAGGAGACTTACTCACTTCTTCTTCTGGCCCTTAACAGGCTTCGCCTTGCCAGCCATAGGCTTCTTGCCCATCGCCTCACGAGCCTTCATCGCATCCTTCATACCCTTGGCAGTATAAGGAAACATCTTCCCATCAACCTTTGGCATCCATCTTTCCCTTCTTCGCTAAAGCAGCCATCTTGGCCGCACCATACTTCTTACGACCAATCGAAGCCGCTAACGCCTTCGGATCATCCACATCCTGCTTCTTCAACTTTGAAACCAACGCCTTGAACCGAGCGCCACTCCCCAAAGGAGGTTGCTTCGCCATCACTTGCCACCCTTCTTCTTCAAAGCACGATACCGAGCCAACAACGCCCGACCCTTCGCCACCGCAGAAGCCTTGTCACCACCATGGCCCCAAGCCTCCAACGATAACTTCAACCTCGTGGGCCTACCCTTCTCATCCTTCAAAGGACCAGAAGCACTACCCATACGCACAAGGAAACTACCCTTGCGCCGCATATCCTCGGGACCAGCAGGCGATCCCTTCACCGGAGCCTTCAAATTACCACCAGTCTCCTTCTTGTAAGAAGCACGACCAGCAGCATTCAACCCACCCTGAGGGTCCTGACCCGCCTTCCTCTGCCACAACGGAGTAGCCAAGACACACCTCTCACCAAAAGGCCCATGGCCTATAAAGACCACACACTAAAGACATACACGAACCATAAGAGGAATGGACTGATCGAACTTTGAGGGGGAAAAATATTTAAGGGGGACCTCGCGACACCCTGACGCTGGGGTTTTTGACCCCCCTCCCCTGTACCACCACGTAAGAAGCAGAAACCTTACTCAGTAGGCGATCTCACAACCAGCAGTAGCTACCCCAAGTCGATCTTTACAACTATATCGGTATCTACCTTGTGGTTCACTCGCTCAGGAGGACGCATACCAGACCGATCAAGGATGTCTTTAGCCGCTTCGAGCTTCACGTAATCGGACTTGGCTTTGTCTATGAGCCCAACGATCGTTCCCAGAGCCTTTGGAGCAGCCAACCCGATTTGTTCAACCGTGCGCCTGTATATCTCTTGGCTTATCTGTGACTTACGCAGTAGCACATACGCGCTTTCCGCAGCGGCTTTCTCACTGTAACCAGCATCTATTGCTGCCTGCTTACCGTTCCCTCCGTTTGCAATGTATTGATCCACGAACTTATCTTGTAGGGCGGTCAGCTTACCTTGAACTGAGGGTACGAACTCTGTGTCTTTCACTCCTGGCTTCATAGGCATACGTCACTCCTTACCTGATTTCAGGAGGACTGAAGCTAAGGTTATGCCTCCCCCCATGTCCCCCCTCCTACGACTCTCTCAAATACCCTGTCAATGTACCGATTGCTCTACTGACCCTGACTGATAGACTGAAGGGGCGGTGACTCGGGCTTCTTTCGGCGCGCCGGACTCGGCTCTGATGCCTTTGTGTGCTTGGCCCCTGCCCATTCCCGTTCCCCTAGGCGTCCGTGTGCTTCCCCGGCAGCCTCTTTTCCTTGCATACCACCTCGTAAAAACAATCACCTTCCGCCGTGAATTTTGAGTGCTACGCACCCGCTGCGCTTCAAAATTAACGGTTCCCGAGAAGGTAATTGTTTTTCCAAGGACTCCGGTATGCTGCGGGAGGCTACCGGGAAATCCCCCGGCCACAAGGAGAACTCACATGAGCAAGAACCAATCTTCAAAGACCTCCACCGCCAAGGCCATCTCTCTGATCGAAGCCCTCCAGGTCATCGCTACTGAGCTAACTGACAAGGTAGTTGTTGAGCGCGATGGTGTACCAACCGAGATTAATCGACTCGCCTACGCGCAGAAGCGTGTACTGAACGGGATCGCGTACAGCACCGCACTTACCTTGCAGCGCACCCAGCAAGACCTCGACGCAGCCAAGCAGAAGGTGGTGATCGCAGCCCGCAGCCATCGCGGTGACGAACTCTCCGAGCTTGCACTCAACCGCGCAGTTGACTGGGCCGAGCGCCTCGAACTCCAAGAAGCCACGCTCTCCAATCTGATGACACTCGCTAGCGAGGTTTACACTCAACACACTGGCGAATCCTTCGAGCCTCCGGTGGCTCGCCCCACACAGCAACGCGAGTTCTCCACGCAAGCGATGGAACGCGCCAAGCGGTTCGCCATCGGCTCTCGCGAGGTTCCGCAGGGCGGTGGAGTGGAGGCCGCATAGGCCACACTTCAATAGCCCCTGACTCACTCGGGTCAGGGGTTTACATCACTGCACATATGCAGTAGCATCCTAACGCTAATGGAGAACACCAATGATCAACAGTATTATCGACCTTATCGCTGTCGTAGCGGGTGGCTTGGCCCTCGCCGTGTTCGTTGTCTTTTTCTTCACCGCCGGAAGCATCCTGCTCGGCCAATGATTCAGGAGAATCACCACATGAAAGCAACTCGTAACTCGCACCACATCGTCATCCGTCATGGGTGGGGGTCTGCCATCATGCTTCCGGCAACGCCGGAAAACATGCAAGCATTCAGCGCAATCTTCAAGCCAGAGCATACCTTCAAATCGCTCGGCTATAAGGAGTATGTCGCAGGGTCAGGCGATGATTTCGTCCAAGCAGAAATCGTGCCGACTGAAACCGTGGAGAAGTGGCTCGCTGCTGGCGAGGCTACCCGCGCAGCCGATGAGGCGAAGAAGAAGGCTACCGAGGCAGCAAACTATCTCATCGAGAATGAGGAAGTTTGATGCTGCGAAACCAAATCGCAGCCAAGCCAAGGGATACATTGGCAGTACTCAGGGCGCGCATAGCTGTGCGCCTTGAACTCGCCCGCCAAGCACATCCCGAAAGCCACGAGTATCTAAGACTGCACCAACAGATCGCGGAACTAGAACGCGAAGTGTACGAGCGAGAGAAGAACGCTTGACCAACTGCATAAGGGCAGTATCTTGAGGAAGGAGGCTACCCTTATGCTCACAAACTACCTCGAACAACTAACGAAACTCGCGGAGGCGAACAATGTCAACCTCAAGCAAGCCTTTGTTAGCGCCGGAGTCCCTGATAGTACCTACTATCGAGCCCTTAATGGGTGCGACCTACGATTCTGCACAGCCCAAAAGATCGCTGGCTATCTGGGTCAACAGGGTGGAGGTGCCTCGGAAGGTACATTCCACAGCACTCAGCCAGACTGAACAAGTATTCTATAAAGAGATAATATCAAAGCTCGTCGCAAGACGAAAGTATCTGGGCATAAGCCAAGAAGAACTATGCTCTACCCTCGGTGTGTCTGAGGGTTTAGTAAACAAGTGGGAGGCAGGAGTTAAACTTCCAGGTTGCTTCTGGCTTATGTGTTGGTGCATTTCTCTCGGACTTAAACTAAACATCGAAGCCAAGGATTCAACAGAATGAGATTCAAAAAGCTCATCGTTAAAAAGCCAGGGGATGAGCCGCCCAAACCACAGCCCAAGTCCAGGCGTGGTAAGTACAATGCCAAGGGCGAACACATAGATGGGTTCTGGTTTGCATCAGCGGCAGAAGGTAAACGCTATCTGCAACTGAAAGCCATGCAAGAACAAGGCAAGATCGAGGGCCTTGAGTTACAGCCTAAATTCCCTATCACCATTAACAGTAAACCAATTACTACTTATCGTGGTGACTTTCGTTATGCTGTTCTTGATGAGCGGCATAGGATTGAGCGTGTCGTGGTTGAAGATGTGAAGGGCATGGTTACTGATGTGTATGCCCTTAAAAAGAAAATGGTCGAGGCATCCTACGCAATCTCGATCAATGAAATCCCAGCAAAGGAGATAGACAAATGGGAACAGAGAGTCGGATAAAACCATTCGACGATAGCAGACCAAGGAAGAAACACAGCCAAGCCCATCGGCTTCCCGATAACTGGGAACCAAGACAAGAAGATATACTGTGGGCAAAGGAGCAACACCCCAATGTCAACACAGAGTTTGAAACCCATAAGTTCCGCGATTACTGGCGCGGTACAGGCGGCACGAAACTCGATTGGGACGCAACGTGGCGTAACTGGATACGCCGATCCTTCGCAATCCAGCGACCACACCAATCTGTTTTTGCCAACACCTCCACTGTGGCTGAAGCAAATCGTCAACGACTCAACCAATTATTTAGTGAGTTGGCTGAACCGACACCGCCGATTGCCGGAGAACTGGACCGCTGAACAAGCTCGATTGGAGCTTTCGCCCGCCCTCCTCGCAGTGAGGCGGGCTCAAGCTCCGGCCTCGCTTGAAGAAGTAGCCTCCGCATTAGAGGCAATAGCCCAAGTCTTTCGCGCATCATTGCCAGAAAAGACCGGGCTAAAAATCTACATCTCAGTGCTTCAAGATATGCCATGCGCTGCATTCAAAGAAGCCTGTCGTGAAGTGGTAAAGACCCACAAATATCCCAACATGCCGCTGCCTGCCCAGTTCATAGAGGCAGGCAAACCAACGGAAGAAAAGATATTGTTCTGGTTGGAGCGGTTGGAAAATGCAGACAAGCTATTGAC